ACCTTGGCATGATATGGTTTGACTTCGTTGAGATAGCTCAGCAGTGCATCACCATAGTCAGGCTGATACAGCAGACTTGTGGTCAGCGGTATGTTGAAACCTCTGAGATAGATAAAACTGGTTTTGAATATCCAATCCACAAATCCCTGTTCAACCAACACATAGTTGATCATGGCAAAGAATAGTTTATTTAGATACACACTTTCGCCAGGCACAGCAGGATTTGGATTGTTGAAGATGGCATAGCGCAGGCCATCAATGATGTTGCCAAACTCTGCATGCGGAAATATGTCAAATCCTGTGCTGTCAAAGGGCGTGGTGCCAAACAACATGGTGTTGACAGAACCATCGTATACACCTGTGCTGATCTGCACAGTGCCATTTTGATAGCCCACTGTGATCCAAGTGCCCAACACACTATCACCCTGCCATTGATATATGGCCCAGTAGCCATCGCCGCGGTTCAGAACCTTGATCAGCACGCCACTGATGCCTTGGTAGGGTTGGCGATCGGCATCTGTGGCCACGGTGAAATTCACCACAGTGGTGCTGGTCACTCCACTGCCCAACAGATACCAATCCACATAGGTCCAATAATTGGGTGTGTTGTAGGCCTGCACTGCCAACTCTGTCCAAAGATATTGGCCATTATTGAAACTGTATTGATACTGAGTCCATAGATTCTGTGTGTCTGGGCCAGCCAGCACCACAATGGTGCTGCCATTGGGTATGGTGCCGCCCAGAGCATACATGCTGCTCAAGCTGCCCACTGTGTAGTCTGACTGGGGTGGCGGCTCAGCGATATAAAAATAATTCACCCAGCTGCCACGATTGATATCTGGTACCAGCAGTATGGTGCTCAGCAGTGTGTTGGCAGTGCTGACATAGGTCTGGGCTGCCAACACCCGATATTGAAACCAACTCTGCCTTGGACGTATCAAGGTACCATAGCGCATCACCGTGCTGAGATAGGGATCTGGTACGTTTTCATCCTGTCCATCTTTGCCGGTGAGACTGTCTTTCAGCTTGAGCCAGAAGAAGTTTTCAGGAATGCTGTCTGGATCATGCTCTCGAACCAGATCATATTGCTTGTAGTCAATCTGATTGTTGGCCTGGTGAGTGTACTGCAGACTCAACACTGTGTCTTGATTGCTGAGATACCGTCCTATACCACTGACCAATATGGTACGTGAGTCTATGGCTGCATACCAAGGCAATGCATAGGCGCTGGGATTGGTCAAGAAATTGCTGATCTGCAGTGTGGTAACTCTGCGACCAGGTGGCAAAGGCAGGGTTGTGGCATTGCTGACCCAGAAGTAATAGCGAGTCTGTGGGGTGTTGGCAGCATTGTATGTGGTATTTTGTGTATATGGCGGATCATTGACATTATACACTGTGCCTGTGGGCACATAATCAAGGCCATACTGGCTGAAGCTGCTTTGGTTAGCCACATATATGGACCATTGACTGGGATTCACAGGACTTTCAACCCACTCATAGATGTTGACCCGAGTCCCAGGGGCTATCTTGCCCCAGTTCTGCCAGCGATAGCTGTTGGTACCGATCTCATAATCATAATACCGCACAGCTGATATATCCCACCAAGTTTCGCCCACATGTTCCACACCCCAGGCACGCATGGGATCCAGTGCATAAACTGCAGTGTTGCCAGTGTTGTAGTTTGCAGGATCAAAGTAGCTGATGCGATCCAAATTCTTGCGTGCCTGACCAGGAATGGCACCTTTGGCTGGGTCATAGTAGTCCAAATATGTGTATACCTGACCTCGACTTAGGCTATAGAGTTTGGCCTGCTGCATGCCATCGACGTTTACATCATAGGTCTGAGTGCGTATTGGCATCCACGCATGATTGAGATACTGATACACTGTCCAACCGTTGATGCCGTAGTTGCTGTGGTCCACATAACTGATGTCGCCAGTCTGCCACCCGTTGAGGGGCGGACTGGTATCTCGCTGCAGTGTGGTGGCGAATCTAGTGGTCTTGTAGGCAGAGACATTGCCACCGGTACCAACGGTAAAGGTGTTGACTCCAACTTCAAAGCTGCGTCCATGGCCCACTATGTTGCCCACATAGAAGCTGCCCTGCAGAGCACTGACATTGGCAATGCCATCCAGCACTATGAGATCACCTGTGCTGAGTCCCACATTGCCGTTGCAATTGATCACAGTGGGATTGCCAGATCCGATACTGGGTGTGGTGTTGACTATGTTGACATTGGCTGTGGAGAATTTCCAGGTATTCCATCCTCTGACTTCATCTATAAACTGCCATACGGTGTCACCGTTGACTATGCTGGCATTGGCTGCATTTTGTGTTTCCCAGAAAGAGCTCAGCACTGTGGCATTGGCCACTGTGAATGTGGTCTCGCCTATCAGAGGATAGCCGGCTGTGGGCAGATCTGTAGCATAGTTTGGCTCAGTGGTGGTATTCAGCGGGAACAGTGGATTGGTCACACTGCTATAGCTGATAGGTGGTACCACAATCAAAGGATCATTTGGTATCAAAGTGATCACACTGTCCAACTCACGGTCAGTGCTCTGTATACCAAACACCTGTATCTGCTGCGGATCATTGAGATACTGATGCTGAGGAATTATGAAATCAATGTTGATGTTCAGTGCTGTGCTGCCATATCTGCTGGTACGCAGCGCATATTCTTCATAATATACATAAGTGCTGGTACTAGGCACTATGGTTTGATTGCGCAGCAGCGCATCAAAGCTTTTCACAGTGCCCTTTTGTCGTATAAATCCTTGATAGAATTGGAACTCTGTGCTTTCTTCCAGCAACAGATTGGCCAAATAGGGTCTGTGTTGATAGCCAATCTGATGCTTGCTCAATGCACTGATAGTGGCATCGTCTACTGCAGCCAAACTTGTGGTATTGACCACCAAATTGCCGGTGATGGGGTCAATGGTGCTGTAGTTTTTGGGCTGATCTATGTTGTAGTATTTGGTAAAGTCGTTGGCAGTCTTTTCAAAATTGGTGACCAGATTCCACTGATTGTCTGTGCCGTTTTGATAGAGGAAAAATCCTGGAGCATCCACTCTGCCATCCCAGTCGTTGGTCCTATAGGCAAATAGGCGCAGTCTTGGCTGTGCCAGATCATACAAGGGATCATACACAGTGTCTTCAAAACTGGTCACATTGTCAATCAAGATCACGCTTTCCAGAGTGTTGGCAAACAGTCTCATGCCAAAGATGGTCTGTGTGCCTGTGGGTGTTATGGTTATGGTATCGTCATAGCGCAGCACATCTAAGTTCTGACCGTCTATGCGCGAGCCCAGTTTGTCCACCACTGGGAATGTGCCACTGACCAAGGCATTGACAAACTGCACATTGCCAAATGGCTGCACATATTTCACCATTGTGGCCAACGGACTCAGCGCAATGAAGTTGCCATTGGCCCAGTTGCCTTGGCTCCAAAGTAGGAATTCTCGACCGCTTTGTACCCAGTCATAAGTGGTGTTGCCATCTGCATTGTATTGATCAAATACAAATCCCTGGAATTCCTGATAACGCTGCAAACTCACCAAGAAATCAAAGACCAGTTGCTTGGTGGCAAATATCTGTCCATAAGACACTTGTTGTGCGGCTTTGACTCCAGTCTTGTACCATGACACTGTGTCATGACCCACAACCACAGTGGTTTTGGAACCAAACTGATTGCTGGGAATCACCACAAAATACTGATCCACCACATCATAGCCGGTGATTCTCCAGCCTGCTGCCACTTGTGTGACTATGACACCGCCGTAGAAGCTTTCACGTATACTGGCGCTTTTGTAGAGGTATGTTTTGACATTTTCGCTGGGTATGATCTGACTGGTGTAGCCAACCTGTCCAAAGCTGTCTGCTGTGAGATACAGATTTGCAGTGACAAAGCCACCACACTGATGTGCCAACTGTGCTGCTGTGCCTCGCACTATGCTGCCCAGATACTGGGTGACATTGAGGCTTTGGCTCACTAGATATTCACTGATCCAGTGCTGAATACCGCCGCTGCCATAGTATGACAGTGTGCTTTCGTTGGGTATGCTGAGATTGCCATTGATGGCACTGGGATCTTCTCTGTGCACATACAGTTGGCTGTTGGGTCGACGATTGTCTGTATCTATATAGATGGTCTGTGCTGTTGGCTGATCTGCAAACACAGTTTCAGTGCGTAGTGTATCCCAGTTGTACTCTATGAACTGCGCGGGTTTCATGAGGTAACTGTATTGAGCAGTGACAAAGGTGTATTCGTTGCTGTAGATCCACACAGTTTCCACAGGGGATCCATCACCAAATACCCAGGCGGCCTTGGCCTGATCTATGCCAGGAGCAGCAATCACACAGCCTGCAGTCACTGGCGGCAGTAGGTTGCCTTGTGCATCCACTGGTATGCAGGACAGCAGACCTGGTCGCACACCTGGTAGGTACACTCCAGCTCGTGGACCCTGTCTTATGATACCAGCTGCTAGATCACTCCACATATAGGTATTGCCACTGGTATAGGGAGCCGGACCATATTCTGTTGTCCACCAAGGCGGCTGTTGACTGAATCCCAGCATCTCCCAAGGTGCCAGATGTGGTCGGTCGGTGTCATAGAACCAACGATACATGCCTTGCCAGTAGCCTGGCACTGCCTGACCGTCGCGATCCTGTATGTTGTTGTAGTTCCAAGTGAATGGATCGTTGATGTTGTATGTGGTGTTGGCTCGGTAATCCACTTGATAAGTGGTAACCCAGCGGTCAAACATGGGATAAGTGACCTGCAGATATTCGCTCTGTGTGTAGTGACCCCGACGCCACTTGCCTGGCAGATATGCCACTATGTCCAAGGCCAGCTGAGCCTGCGGATTGCTGTAGGCATCCGGCATGTTGTTGAACAGATCCAGTTCAAACTGCAGCCAAGCTGCGGCCACAGGATTGCTGAGCAACAGCGGATCACTGGTTGATGCCAGACCATAGTTGATTGAGCCCAGAGGCAGGCCGTCTTTGGCCATGACAAATCGCGCACCATCATGACACTGTATGACCAAATTGTAGCCCACAGTCTGTGGTTCTTGTGACACAGTGGGCTGATAGGCCTTGCTGACTCCCAATCTGGTTCCAGTTGGAGGCACATAGGTTGGAGCAGTGCTGCGCAGATAGGTATAGCCAGCCTGAGGTCCATCTGGTCCGCTGTTGGCCCAGGGACTGTTGGGACTCTTGCCCAGATTGATCTGTCTCAGTGCAGTGGAAACCCAAACATCGGGCGTTTGATTGAGAGTATAGCCGTTGGCACTGAGTTGAAACAGCGACTGTATGAAGCGATTGTAGAATCGCACATACTGATTCTGTGCATACTGCATGACCTGCATGGGCTCAGTGTGGTTCAGCACTGTGCTGACACCCACAGTGATGTTGCCACTGCTGAGTATCATGGGTTTGATCAAAGGCGCTTTGTGCTGCAGAATATACAGGCCCAGACCGCGTATCTGTGCGGTGTCTCTCCAATCGTTGACACCCAGCGGTGACCCACTGAAATCAGGTTGATTCTCTATGATACTGGTGAAGTGCTGCAGAAACTGACTCTGCGTGACTGTCTGCACCTGTTGATTATTGGCATTGGCTGTGAGATTTGGTGGCAATTCATAGAAGCCCACAGTGTTGATGGGCGTGTCTCGGTTGTTCCAACTGCGAATCAGCACACGTTGCCCTGCCACAGCGGGCACAGCCAAGGTCACAGTGTTACCAGATACTGTGTAATCCGTGCCTTGAACCAGCTGTGTAGTGAGGCCGTTGGCCATGAGATTCACATAGATGCTGGGCAGCAGTCCGGGGTTGGCTTCTGGTACCTGATCTATGGTGAAGCTGGCGGTGGGCAGAGATATTGTGAAATCATTTACAATGTACTGCCTACTGGGCACAGGGCTGCGGTACCAAGCATTGTTGTACTGGGGTACCGGCAGAGTGTTGTTGCGATAGTATTGATAGCCCACAATGGCTGTGACTGTGCCATTGCTGACGTAAGTTGATGTGTCTGTTACTAGTGTGTTGTTGTACACATAGTTTCCAAATTGGTCACGCAGCGGCTGTATACCCAGCTCGCTGTCTATGGCAGCATGCACATCAACTGCATAGGTAAACACACTGTTGCCAACAAAGGTGCTGTTGGGATAGACACTGGGATCATTCAGTGCATTGCCATAGAGATCATACAGTTGAAACAGCGGAGCTGCATACTGATTCTTCTGCTGAGCCATGATCCAGGCCATGCCGTTGTACCAATACTGCACTGCTGTGGTGTAGCTGATGTTTTGCACAGACAGCGTGCCATAGCGAACCAATATGGCATCACCCAGCAGAGGCGCGCCGCCCACCAGTGCGAGCGTGATCACACCCAGAGTATTGAGACCTCCAACCTGATACACTCGATTGTTGACATCTGCATGACTGTCACCGACCACCAAGATTGTGTCACCATCGGTCAACTGCCTGCCATTGATCACATAGCTGGTCTGACCCACTATGGTTCCAAACACATCTGGCACATTGTCCAATATGTTACTGACCGATGCACGGCCTTTGAATCCGCTGTTGTACAGCTGTAGATCATAATCAAATTCAATGATTGGACGTGCAGCTCGGCTTTGGAACACAGTGGTGGCCAGTGTGCCGCTGACTGTGAGCACTGCTATATGGAACCAACGATTGGCTAGGCTCCACTGGTTGCTGGGGTTTGGCGCCCTACCAAGAGTGAGATAGTCTTTGACATACACAGCAGCATTGCCATCCCAACCGGTGACATCCCAACCACGATCATCCCAGTTGGGATCAATGTAACCGTTGTTGTTCAATAGCTGAATGCTGCGGCCCACATTGTTGATAATAAAACTGGTGCCGTTGATGGCTGCAGTTGTGTCAGCTGTGGGGGTGATTATCAAACCTGTGCTGAATGTCAGCGCTCCAACTTTGGTCTCACCCGTGGCAGTCAGCTGATAGGCACCATTATAGGTATAGTGTGGCTGTCCCACTGCATCAGCACGCAGGTCTGTGGGATTCAGCAAGAGAATAGGTGCTGGACCAAATGGCACCCAGTAATAGTCTGTGAAGTTGATCAGTTTGTCCAGATCAATAGGTGGGCTCCAGCTGTAGTATTCCTGCTCAAACAGCCTGGTCTGATTGGTGGTCAGCGCCCCTTGAAACTGCAGGCTGTTGACATAGTCATGATAAAACATGATGTTGGTTGGAATGCCGCTGCTTTGGTTCTTGCTGACCGCAGTCACAGGCAGCTGATAGTCCTGCCGGCTCTTGGTTGGTTCACCTACATAGAAATCTTTGGTTGCATCATAGTAGACAGGCTTGCTGCCTATGTAACCACCAAGAAACTCCACACTCTCTGGCTGGAACATGTGGTCCACAGTGGCCGAGAAGAACTTGGTCAACGTGTCAGTTTGATTGACCGCTGGCAGTAGCGATATGACTCTGCGTTTATCAACCATTGCTTATTCCCAGCTGTGCTTCTGTGAGACTGCTTACCACAACTATGTTGGCCACCGTGGCACAGCTGATGAAGATCTCATCTGGATTGGCTATGATCTCAAACAAGTCACCAAAATGTGCAGAGCCATTGGTAGGTACCATGACTATCGTGGCCACGATGGTGGCTAGGTTCATCTGTATATAGGTACTCATTTCAGTGAAGAAAAAATTCTGTCCAAAGTCCCAGTTGGCCAAATCAAAATAACTGTCTATCTGTGCTTTGACCAAACTACGCACTTCATTGTCGCTGTAACTGGTACCCGGTACTTTGACAACCTTGAACAGCACTTGATATTCACTCTGTGCCTGTGCACCAAACAGCAGCTTATAGGTCACTGGATGCCACACTATCTGATCAGTCATCATCTTGTATTGCTCAAAATAAGCAAAGGTATTATTCAGTTGATCAACTGTGGGCGGGGTGGGTCTGGTATCTGCACTGCCATTGATGGCTATCCAGTTGCGCAGTGCATCATTATAGGGTGCCGTGAGAATAAAGATGTCAATTATGTTCATTATTGCAGGATTGATGCGTTGATTATATGTGGCAAAGTGCTTCCACAGATAGCTGATGTTGTTGCGACCAATTCGCACCTTGTAATCCACAGTGACATCCACTAACACTGTGCCGTTGTATTGCAGAAAGACTGCAGTACTGATCACATAGGCCAACTCGCCTAGGGTCCAGTTGCCCTGAGGTGGCTGCGGTACCTGCAGAGGGGTGCTGTATATACGATTGTCACTGATGTTCACCGGCTGATAATACTGATAGCCTTCTGCGCTGGTATAGCGTACCCAGAACACATATTTGGGAGGCGGGGTGACCAAGGGGTTGACTATTATGGTAAACTCATCAGGATCGTCGGGCAATATGGGATTCTGTGTGCTGACAAACGTCACTCGCACACTGGCCGGATCAGCATAGCCATCAGGATAAATCTCCTGTCCATAGATCTGCCATTGATAATTTTGGCCCAGTGCCGGAGCAGGAGCAGGTGGCAATGGTGCCGAATTCACTTTCAGCACAGTCACAGTGTCATACAGTACCCTGCCTGTGCTGCTGTCTAGAGTCTTGCGTTCGTTGCTGAAATAAAAGCGCACCTGATCCACGCTTTCAAACACATAGCGCTGAGCTCTGGTCTGTATGATCCAGCTGCCAATGTTGTATATCACTCTGACCAACCAGCTGTTGTCACGATTGGTTCCAGTGGTATCCTGTGCATAGGTTTCACTCCAACTGTTGCCTATGGCCAGATTGTTGTTGGTAATCACATACCAAGTCTGTGTCTGAGGTGCATAGCCTATGCCAAATGTCTGTGTGGCATTCATGGCCGCTGCTATGGCACTGATCTCATCAGTGGTGAAGGTAGTGACCCATGGTCCGCAGATGCTGGTCACTGTGCTGAGGTCCCCCGGCACACTGCTCAGAGTCACAGCACCCAGACCACTGGCCAAAACGCCAGTGTTGTTGAGGCCTGTGCCATCGCCCACCACACTGACCACGCTGGTCCATGCTGACACATTGCCCACAGTGGTGTATTGGATCAAACTGGCGCTGGCAATATATTGCTCTGCGGATCCCGCAGCAGCACTGGCTCCCAGCCGCTGCGCCACACCACCAATGTCAAATGAGCCCGTGCTGCTGCCTGTGGCAGCACTGACCTGTTTCCAGTACAGACCAGGTGCTGTGTAGCGAGCAAAATTATAGTAGTAGAAGTTCTGCAGCTCTATAGCATCGCTCTCAAAGCCAGACCCACCACTGATCATGGGTTGTATGTTGTCAATCACATAGACTTGGTTGGGGGTTCCCACATTTATGGTGACCTGCTGTTGATTGAGATCACTTTCCTCATAGAGTATGCCATCGGTAGCAAATACGTTGATGTTCTGATAAGTGCCAGTGGGGTCATTGATGTCCAGATAGCGACTCTGTCCACTGTAGGTGCGATTCACTGCCTTGACCTTCAGAGCCTGACTGCTCTGCAGTGGGAAGAGATTGTAGTCTTCGCCATTGACCATGCGATCTTGTGTATAATATACCTGTTCAGCAGACAGCTGTATCTGCTGATTGGTCTGTGCGGTCTGACTATTGGCCACTGTGTATTGCAGATTGCTATTGAAAGCCACACTGTAGGTGTTGAACAACCTGTCGTTATATCCAAAGTTGAACTTGAGATTGGTCATGTCAGTGGGACGTATCTGATACTGCAGTCCATTGCTGACCCTATACCATACCCGCAGCAGACCTATGGGCACATTGCCAAAATTGCCATCAGCAAATCGCAGACTGATCTGATCATTGCCATTGTTGTCGCGAGTGATCACACTGTAGATATTGCGTATGCTGCTCTGTAGGCTGTTGTAGATCACATTGAAGCCATTGACATTGGGCACAGCTGTCCAATCAGCTGTGACCAGCCCTGTGGTATTGATGTTCTGCACCCAGACATCAGTTTGGTTTATGCCATTGACATTCACATCTATCACACGATTGGCAATGGGCAATTCCAAGAGATAGTCTGCATATCCCATGGTACCCTGTTTGAAATAGAGGAAATACCCTGTGTTGGCACTGTCATAGCCATTGCCATCGTTTTGATATATCAAATACCAGCTGTTGATAGGATTGGGTGTGCGCTCAAAAAAGTTACCACTGGTACCAAGCACTGTGGGATTGCCACTAGAAGCTGCGTTGAAATCGGGATTGGCCAGTTCAAATGCCATGCTATTGCCACCCACCACAGCGGAAAAGGCTATGACACTGGTGGGAATAGCTGTGTTGTTCATGGCATAGAGTTCAGTGGGTATGCCGTTGATGATGCCACTCTTGCTGGGATTGCCCACATAATTGGTGGTGTTAAGTGTGGCATTCAGCACCAGAGTAAACTGCTCTTGCCAATCGGCATTGTTGGGATCATTCCAATTGATGGGCGTGTTCTGTAGATTCAGCCCGTTGGCATCATAGATTGGTTGGTTGCTGACTATTTGATTGATCTTCAATAGGCCACTGCTGGGTATGCTGCGCTGAGGCTGATAGTTCAGCATGCGAGCCAAGCGGAAGATGCTGCTGCGACGCTGAGCTGTGTCTAGAAAGTTTTCGCGAGTGTTGAGATCCATGCGAAAGGCCAAGCTCTGACCCAGATAGGCCAGCAGATCAATAATGGCCACAAATTCGCTGCTTTCTGTCCAGTCATTGAAATCTTCTGGATAGTTGAGGCGAATGTATTCCACCATAGCTGTGCGTATGGTGGGGAAATCATAGGCGTTGAAGTTGACCTGAGTGAACGCAGTGTAGATTACCTGCCAATCTTCTGCTGCAAACAGCTGCTTCTGACGTTGTTGCTGACTAACTGCCATGTGTTTTCCCGATCAACCTATTGCATCTAGGTTTACTGCGTCTTGATCAAACTGTACACTAAAGGTGTTGGTAACCCCAAATGGCAGGTAAAACAGTTGCATCTGCACAATCATACCATTGGCAAAGGGTATTACCTGCAGACTCTGTAGCTGCACACGGCTGTCAGTATTGACTATGCGGGTGGCTTCGGCTGCCACACTCTGTACCACAGCATCGTCAAAGGGTTCAAACAAATAGTCCCAGATGCTGCAGCCATATTGCGGCATCATCAGTCTCTCACCTTTGAGAGTATTGAAATGATTATAGAGATCTCTCTGTATCAAAGGCACATCAGCAAAGGTCTGCTGTTTGGCAGTGGTATCCAGTGTGCTGAAACCGTAGAAAACTCTTTGTGGTGCAATGGTGGCCATATGGCAGCGATACCTCTGTCTATGAGATATTTAGCCCTGGTGATACCAGGGTTTTTTGCTAGATGCGGTCATCAACCACCAGGGTTGATGATCTTGCCTGCACTGAAATTGGCCGCTTCAGCCTGACGTCGTCGCACTAGACCCTTGATCACAGCACCCTTGGCATGCACAAACTGCATGAAAATGTCAGTGACGTTGTAATTGTTGGTATTGATCACAGCTGCCAGCGCATTGATATTGCCCACGTTGTAGGCAAAACTCACCAACATGTCAAACTGTGTTTGACTCAGCGGCACCTTGATCTGAGTGCGCACGATCTGAACAAACCGCTCAAGCTCGTGACGAAACAGGGACACAATCTCAGCATCAGTCAGAGGTCCTCCCTGCGGAGGCAGCGGTCTTTTTTGCCCAGCAATAATCACATAGTTGCCTGCCTTTTCTTCTGCCAACAGCAGATGTCCTATGCCAATGGTCGGCAGATTGGCACTGTCCAAATACACTGTGCTTTTCTTGCCTTCAAAGGCCGCAATAAACTGTGCACCTGCATTGCTCAGCTGCAGAGTACCCGGGGGCACCTGTCCTTCAGCAGGACCAGTGTTGGCATATTGCGGTTGGCCACTGGCACTGTAGCCCTGACCCTCATACATGCCAGGCGGACTGTTGCCGTTGGGCGTGCCATTGATGCTGAGGGGAATGGTCTGACCGCCAACCACCTGACCCTGCAGTAGCGGAGCCCCGGTGTTGGGATCAATGGCCGTGCCCTGGTCCACATGTCCTCTGTATCCAGGAGCTGCGGCCGAATGTCCACCATAGGGCTCATGAGTCACCAGCTGGCTGACTATGGTGTTTTTCAACACAAAGTCAAATGAGCCCGGGCCCACCACCAGCACATCCTGCTGTTGTGAGTCAATGGGTTTGAGCGCAGCCGGTGCGGCCTTGGCAGCCTGTGGAGCCGGGCCATTGAGATCTATGCGGTTGGCCCCAATCAGCATGTTATTGGTAGTGCCAATGCTCAGTAGGCCATTGCTCTGCATGGTGAGGTATCCTCCCACGGCCAGATCATAGCTGCCGTAGGCATAGTCAAACATGTTGCTTTGACTGGTGCGAGCCATGATGCCACCGCTCTGTATGAACATGTCACTGCCGCTGGTCACATGCATGGTGGCATTGGCGTTGAACATGATCACACCAGGAGCAGTGCTGTTGTTGTTGGTTTGCGGCACTGTGACATTGCTAGTGGGATTCTGCAGAGTACCAGTGATCACACTGGCATTGCTGACTATGCTCTGATTGCCACTGGCAAAAGTCACATTGAGATAGGTAATGCTGCCATCATCATTGGTAGATACGCTGGCCAGCAGACCGTTGGGTTGTGCAGCAGGCACTGTGGTAGCAGTGCTGGTGATGTTGTCAGGAGGTGTTGGTGTGACTATTTGGCCAATGTTGCCAAGCACGTTGTCTGCCAACTGAGCGCTGTTTGTGCCACCTGTGGCATAGTCCAAAACCTGTGCCTGAGGCACATCTCCCACTCCAGTGGCAAAACCATATACAGTGGCATGTGCTGTGGGATCCAAAGGCAATATCCAAATGTAGTATTTGGCATTGAGACTCTGACGTATGGACACAAGGCTTTCGCTCAGCTGTCCAGCTGAAGTTTCTGTGCTGCGAGTGTCATAGTCCCCCACGCTGACCACTGCATACTGTGCATTCTGCAGTGTTGGCGTGCTTTTTATGGTGCTGTCCAAACTGCTGCTCAGCACATTTGGCATGATGTTGGTCAGTGTGCCAGGATATTTGGTTGCCAGTGTGGCAGCTATGCCGCCTGCTGCTGTGTCCCCCACAAGGACCACGGGTGCACCACTGCCTGGCACTGCAGGTGTGGGTGCTGGGGTAGGCGGAGCAGTGTCTGATGTGGGGTTGTTCCATGGTATGCCAGTTATGGTCATGCCGGGCACAAACTCTCCGGTAATGCCATTGCTGGGTGCAGCAATGGTCACGTGTGTGTCTGACACAGCAATGGCCGGCACCTGGGCATTGCTGCTGGTGGTGGCAGTGACAATCTGTCCGCTGTCAGCAGCAGTGGCTGGTGCAGCATTGAGAACCACACTGTTGACATCGCCTCTGGCCTTCATGTAGATGCTGCGACCAGCTTCAATATTGATATCCAGATCAGCATGCAGGTTGAGAATGCCCTGTGTGCGTATGTTGAGGTTATTGCTGCCATAGATGTTGATACTGCCATCAACTCCCAGTTCCATCCAGCTGTTGCCGTCACGGCTTATCATATAGATACTGCCGTCAGTTTCACTCACTGTGATGGCTGTGCCACTTTGTGTGCGCAGCCGTATGTAAGCACCATCTGCGCCATCATCCATGACAAACTGATTGGCACCAGGAGTCAATATGCCATACACACCGTTGGCAGGTTGGCTGCGCCTTGCACCACTGGTTGAGGTTCCACGCAAGGGATCCTTTTCCAACCCCTGTATCTTCAACTGATCTGCCAATGGAGTGTATATTGGTCCCACGGCTGTGTTGACTGTGATGTCTTGACGAATTTTGTTGTATTCCACAACTGGTAGACCATTGGTACTGGGATCACCCGGTATACCAGGCACCATGTGGTTCATGTTCTGTTGATACAGGCAACCAAACCAAAGGCCCCGCGCAGGATCACCATTGGCAAAACATACCACTACTTCATTTTCCAGATCCGGTGGCACAAACCAAAAACCATAGCTGCGTTGGCTGTTGTTCCATGCTGGCCCGTGAGTGTTTTTGGTAATGCTGGTGGCGCCAGCAAACGGACTGGCATAGCTGCAGGTAAACCACTGACTCTTGTCATTGACATCGCCACTGATTTCTGGAATCCAAACCTGTATACGCCCCATGTACTGCTGATCCAACACAGTTTTCACAAAGCCCACATATATACTGGTGAGACTTGTGGATCTGCCTGCAGGCTGTAGATTAAAGGCATCCGGAGTTTTGGCTGTTCTATGGAATGATACCATTGTGCACCTTGCGAGTAACAGTAATTTATAGCATGCGCAGCTGATCTGAGATCAAAAGCTCCACTGGCTCAGCAGTTTTTCCTTCATCAAAAAGCCTGCGCTCTAGTGGATGCTGCAGCTGCAGTGCCAGAAGCTGTGCCCACAGTGGTTTGATTGGGTATGGGGTTTTGGCTCAGCACGTCCTTGTAGGCCTTCAGCAGCTGTGTGAATTTACCACCAACAAATTGACAGTCCACTTCGTACAACACATATATGCCTTTGAAAAAATCAGACCCATTGCCATCTGTCACTGCCAACCCTGTGCTTTCATCAATGACCACCCCCGGTCTGAGCTGCAACAAGAAAGCATTGTCACCAGCAAGAAAATCTGCCTGTAGCTGATTGCTGTTGGCAGATTTATTGGTGTTGTTGCCTGTGAGCTCCAGCGCACGATCATTTTGACTGATGTTGCTGGTGGGAATCCACCAGGGATCGCCTCGCACAGTGATTTCTATATTCATAAATTCAGCGGGCCCTGCTGCAAAAAGGTTTCCCATCACAGCAGCAACAAATCCAGTGCCACTGGGATTTGCCAAGGCATCAGTATCGACAGGTACTTTGATCTGGTCAGTGTTCTGCTGAGCATTCTGTGTCAATGGTTCATTGGGAAATGTGGCCACCAGCGGCAAGGGGGGTGTTGCAGCTGGATTGTTTTTGGCATCTTCCGCATATGCAGTGAGCCGGCTCTGCTTGCTTGCCAAGTAGTTGCGCTGAGTTTGCACCAGTTGCGCAGCAGCAGTTTTCCCCTGCGCATTGAGCAGAGCCTGATAGCCTGCCAGCTGTCCGGGACTGGCATTGAGTGGTATGTTCACACTGGCAGCGGCCAGCTGATTGGTGGTGTTTTTAATCACATTGGTAATCGCTGTGCCTGCCCTGGTGAGCAAATTGGTCGCTGCATTGGCGGGGGCTGTGCCCACAGCCGTAGTGATGGCATTGGCTGGAGACACAGAGTCTGGTTTCACAGCGTCAATGGTATTGGCAGGAACCTTTTCCTGAGGCAGAGTCTGAGTCTGCTGTGCGCGACCCACACTGCCTTCGTTTACCAAGGCCGGAGTGGCATACTGGCCATAGGCATTGGCCTGCGCCCAGGCAGGATTTGCAAACATGTATGTCATGTTGACTTTGAAGTCAAAAGACACCACTTCTGTGTTGAGACCTGTGTAGATGTAATCGTATCTTTTGTTTAGGCGCTTCTTTTGCACCATATACTGCAATTTGTTGGACTGTATTTGTGGTGTGCTGGCATCTTTCACAGCCTGAGGGTCTGTGTAGCTTTTGAGGCTTTCTGCACGCCACATCACATAGGTGATTTCGCGTGTGTAATCACCAGACACAGGATCAACTGAAATCAACTTGGTCACTGCACGCACTGCCACATAGCCTATCAGCGCATGCTCACCAAAACTGGCACCGCCGGTGCTGCCTCCATTGTTGCCTGTGATGAAATCCTGTGCTTCCTTGCAGCTGTAAACTGCATTGTTGATGATGGTTTCTATGGCCTGTCCAGAGGCTATTTTGATAACCGACCCTGTGCCCAGTGCAGCATCCGCTGCATTCACTGATTCATTGCGAGACACATGTCGATCTGGATCTTTGGGCCGCATGGACCAGTTTTTCCAAGTGTTGGGATATTGAAATTTATATACTGTGCGTTTGATACCATCATTATTGGATTGTGGCGGTTGGGCATTGAGTGCAATGGTCAGATCATCAAAAAATGCTCCAAGATTGTTGGCAGGCACATTGATACCAGCTGCTGGTATGGCCAGCTGATTGGATTCGCCTGTGCTGTTGTCAGCGTAGAATTTGATATTGTAAATGGTGCCCACATGAGTGGCATTGGCATCAACATCTTGAAAATTGATCCTATAGATGTTGTAATACAAGTTGTTGGCTGCAAGGCTGCCATCTTCATTATAACCATTGAACCATACCTCTAGGAAGTATGGGCAGCGCAGATGATTGCGAATGCCAATCTGCTGTGCCGAATAGTAGATCTTGTCCAGGAGGCTGAGACCCAGAGGTTCGTGCAGCACAAGGTCAATCTCTGTCAGAGACCACATGTTGCGCTTTTCATTGCTGGTAGTGCAGGCGGCATGTATATGCAGCTCCGTAATGTTGAAGCCTGCTGTGACTCCACTTTCAGCTATTACGGTCTTGGCCATGTTGCTGCTGTTGGGATTGGTGCCACCAATGTTGTTGTAGCTTTCATCCACTGAAGTCATGAACCAACGAATGTGATAGGTATAGTTGGCATACTGGTTCAGAGGATTGGGCTCTGGAGCAAAATTCAGACCCTGCGCTCTGGCAATGTTGTCAAAGCTGTTGTTTGGCAGCAGCCTGGCTGTGTGCCCAGCTTGACCCAGTGCGGCAATGGAATCAACTGGTAGCTTGCTGGGATCTGTGAATCGATCCACAGCAGACCTAGCTGTCTGTGTCACAGCTGTGGTGTTTTGGTCCAATTTCACAGGGTCCACAGCTGCGATGGCCTGTGTGGCTTGAGCTGCTGAAACAGCTGTGATGGCCTGTGTGTCTTGCGCTGCTGGTGTGCGGAGAGAATTTCTTAACTGGTCGGCTTGCGTGTTCAGTGCAGCTTTTCTAGCGTTGTATTCCTCTGCAGTGATAGTGGTTGTGACCCCGTTGACCACTTTGGTATATGTAGTGGGACCCGCCATCAGCCATACCTTGTCAAAGTTTCCTTGCTGGGTATGTAAATGGTCAGACCACTGACAAAATCCCACACAGGGTCCAACAGCTGATTGGGGTTGCGCAGGGCAAACACCCACCAAAGTTGGCTGGTTCCGTAGAGTTCATAGCTGAGAAGATCTGGTCTATGGTTGTATACACCAGGTATTTGATAGATGCTGTCAGATCCCTGAGGTAGAATATATTGCCCATTCCAGAAATCCAAATAGCTGACATAGTTGCTGATCTGTGGAGTTTGATAATAGGTACTCTGGGGAGTGTAGGTGACCTGTGTCATATCCAACCACCTCCTTTCATCAATTGGCCAGTGCGGAAGGAATCCAGATTGAAACTGCGCAGTCTTGCTGCGGTGTTTTGCACAGTGAGGCCCACCGTGATGCTGAACACACTGGGCAGCCAGATGTAGCCTTCTGTGCTCTGTAGGCTCTGCTGAAATATTCTGCTGGCCACATAGGCTGCGTTTCTGGCATCGCCATTGGAAGTCATCTGTGTGGTGGTCTGCAGCCGGCTGTAGCCCACACTATTGGTCTGGGCCTGCAGTGCAGTATAGGTCTGTATGTTGGCTAGGTTTATTGGCACGTAGTCGATGTCGTTATTGAGCTCAACACTAAAACTGGTCACCAGCACAGGCAAGGCATTGAACATGTACTGACCATAGGCATCAAACAGCAGCACAGGCGGTGGCGTGCCATTGTTGTCACCACTGCTGCCAAAGTACATCTTGGTCACTGTTTGCAGGAAATGAATACAGGCCAGTGCATAGATACCTTCTTGTTGATTCTGTACGCTGTATGCACCAGCCACAGTGAGCTTGACAGAAGGAGTTTTGGTATAGGCCAATATTTCCTGATTCACATGTACCAACTCTATGTTGGCATAGTCTACCTGTGCATCATAGGTGATTGTGGGCTGATAGGGCCATATCATGCCGTTGGTGGTTTTCAAAGGCTGTAAGAGCCCACTGAGGCCATAGATCTGCGAAACAGCAGCAGGTTTGGGTCGCAGACGAACTCTGCGACCAAAGGCATCGCTGCTGGGCGTGGATGATGTGTCAGTGCGGCCAAATTGGCCGATGTCCTCTGCCATAAATAGTCTGATGCTCCATCTACAGCTATTTATGGTGCAAAAAACCACCAAAGATTTCATGAGCAAAATTGACTTACACCACGCTGTTGATACACATTTGCAGTCGTGTGTGCAATACACGCATGCCCAATGAGGTGAACGGCACATGGCCCCAGTGACCAAGATCAAATATCTGACCAACAAGGATCTGCTGGAAGAAATACATCGCAGCAAATCCAGCTATTGTGAATTCACAGACATGCGATATGCCAATTATGATTTCATAGTCACCGATCTTGCCATGGTCACTGAGGACAAGCTCTCCGCCGCTAGACATGCCAAATTGGAACAGCTGACAGCAGCCAGCCGCAAGGCACAGATCGCCCAAGGCATACGCAATCCAGTGGTCTCACTGACACTGGAACATGTGCCCGTGGAAGACATTGTGATACGCATCATGACCTTTGATCACATACCCATCAACCAAGAACGTGCTGCCAAGGCCAAGACCACTGCCGAACGTCACATGAAATGCAACTTTCCGCCATTTCAACATTTTGTGTTCAGAGATGGTGCATTCATGTGTGTGGGCAAGAGCCACTGGCAGGGCGGGCTGGAGAATGGACATTTTGCTGTGACACATGGCAAGATGACCAACAAACTGGCCATGATGTTTATGAAACTGGTAGAGCGCTATGGTCACAGAGGCAACTGGAGGGGCTATTGTGTAGACACGGCCACAGAAGCATTGACCAAAAGAGGTTGGTTAAGCATAGACGACATTTGTGAAGATGACACAATCCTATCATACTCAGATGGTTCGCTCACTTGGAGCAGCATCAAAAGCATATATCGTGGGCAGTATGACGGTCTCATGCACCGTCTCACAGCACGTGGCATGGATGCGTTGATAACACCAAACCACAAGCTGGTTACTGAAAGAGGGCTGGTAAAAGCTGAGCATCTCATGGAATCTGACAGGGTAATACTGATGGGAGATGCAGTAGAAGATGGATCTGGCATATATGAAGACTGCTTGGTTGAGCTAGTAGGTTGGATAGTGACAGAAGGTTGCTACGAATCAAACGAAAAGGGTATCAAACACATCACTATCTACCAAAATTCTAGATCAAAAGCAGATCGAATACGCAACTGTTTGATTAAGCTTGGATATAAGTTCAGTGAATCAATACCAAGAAATAAGAACATAGCCTTTGCTGTGTCCGGTGAAGATTCTCGCACGATTGCAAAATTATTACCAAACAAGAATCTCACCATGGATTTTGTATTATCACTGACCAATGATCAGCGACAATTGCTAATCAACACAATGATCGACAGTGACAGATGGCGAGTAAATGGACCAAGACGCTATGTGCAGAAGAGCAAAGATGGCATAGACATGCTGCAGGTTCTGTGCACACTTGCAGGTATCAAGACCAACCATCATCTGGTATTAGATCATCAGTCATACGGCACAACTTCAACTTTCTATCAGGTGAATTTATTCTCAGAACGAAGAAATACCACACGAGTGGAATGCATTGATTTCCATGGTGGTAAAAGAAACGGTAGAAATTCACGCGGTCCAGGGTCAGGCCGCGGCAAGGCGCACCACCCAAATGAGCCAACCACTCAGTATAACGGCCGAGTTTGGTGTCCGGAGACTGAACACGGCTGTTTTGTGGCGCGCAGGAACGGCAAGGTATATCTCACAGGCAACACGTACATAGAGGAAATGAAATGCCAAGCACTGCTGCAGCTGAGCCAGATAGGACTGCAATTTGATGAGAGTCGCAGCGAAACACCAAACCCATTTGCATATTATACTGCGGCAATAACGAATTCATTTACTCGCATACTCAACATAGAGAAACGCAACCAAAATATCAGAGACGACATATTGATCATGCATGGTGCCATGCCCAGCTACACTCGCCAAACGGAAAATGACATGGCCAATCAGGCCAATAGAGAAGAACCAATAGCTGCATCTGCCAAAACCACAGACGAATAGCAGCTTGATTTAAGCTGTGTCCTGCTAAATAATATACAAAAGGATTTGGCATGACACTGCTGGCACACTGTGATAGACTGTGGTCACTGAAGAAACTCACGATCGCACAGCTGGAGTCCAGCCAATATCGCCAAACATTTGCAGATATTGCTGTGGCCCTGGCAATATCAAATCCTCGACAGATCATTTGGCATGCCATGCATGATCGGCCAATACCACAGTGTGCCTGTGGCAATTGTCTAGCGTGGCATGCAGATCGTCGGGAATACAGGACCTATTGCAGCAAGCGCTGCACAGCTGTATACAGCCAAAGCAAAATCCAAGCCACCAATATCACGCGCAGAGGTGTGGCACATCACACACAGACACAGTCATACAGAGACCAAGTCAAGCAAACCAGTTTGAAACGTTTTGGCACAAGCCATTACAGCAAGACTGCACAGTTCAAACAGAGCGTGATTGCCACTAACCAAGTGAAGCGCGGAGTGAATCATCCGGCGCAGGACCCAGCTACACGTGCCAAGATCAGTCAAACCACATTTGTCAATCACGGCGTGCACAATCCCATGCACAGTCCTGCACTCAAGGCCAAGCAAACAGCCACCAATCTCAACAGATATGGCAGATCAAATCCACTGAGCTCACCCACGATCAAGGCCAAAGTGGCTGCCACCATGATCCAACGCCATGGTCATCAGCATGCCATGCAGGTACCTGCAATAGCAGCTGCTGCTGCACAGACGAGAAAGCTCAATCATTACAGTGCCTATGCCTATGCCAAGATACATGACAGAGATTGGCTATTGGACCAAAATCAGTCTGGCAAGAGCCTGGGTGAGATAGCAGATGAGCTGGGAGTCAGCAGCAGCAATCTCTGCAAATATTTCCACAATCATGGGTTGGAAATCAAAAAACACTTCCGCAGTGCAATGGAACGAGACATTGCTCACTATCTCGCTCAGCTGGGCATTGACATGGTCTGCAATGATCGTGTCACAATCTCACCACTTGAGATCGACCTATGGATACCCAGTGCCAAACTGGGCATAGAACTCAACGGTGCATACTATCACAGCGAACTGCAGGGCAAATTGCCATCCTATCATCTGTCCAAAACCACTGCAGCAGCACAGGCTGGCATCAGATTGCTGCAATTCTTTGACTGGGAAGTGTTTGCCAAACGTGACATTGTGCTGGACAAGATCTGCCATTTGCTGGGCAAAAGCCGGCGTGTGGGTGCCAGAACCCTGACCATGGCACTGGTAGACAGAACCACTGCTTGGCAGTTCTTTGAACACAATCACCTGCAAGGCGCGTGCCAAGCCAGTGTGGTGTGGGGGCTGTTTGATCAGCAGGGT